GGGTGATATATTGTATTGCATAATGATATGTGGATACAGTGAGTTCAAGTCGAATGACACTACCCAATCATGTCCACCGACTATTGGGTCTTTGACATATGCACCAACGATTTGGTGTGTCTTATCATTACCAGTCTTTAGTCTTTGTGGTGGTGTCTGAATGTTTTGTTCTTTGAGGTGATTATAGATTATGGTTTCCCAATACTTCACCATTCCGAAAGTGTCATTGTAATTACACTTTGCATTGTATGACATTGCACAAGTCAATTCAATCAATCCTAGTTTCTCTTCTAGTTCTTCAACAAGGACAACGTCTTTTACATTATAGTCTAAGAACTTTCCATAGTCTTGTTTGTATAGTGTATGTAGATTACCATACTCTGAGTAATCAATCTTACCTTTACCAAGTTCTACTTGTGCAATGTTTTCTAGTTTGTAAGATTCTTGATTTACGAATGTATGTTTACGATAGAGTTCAAGATAGTCAAGAACATTGATACCATAGAGATTGAATATCATTTGTTTCTGACCAAAACCTGAGTGGAATTCTCTTACGTCACATTGATTCCATGGTGAAAGTTTTTTGTGTTCTCCCTCACCAAGAATTCTATCAATACGATTACAAAGATATGTGATATCGAAACTGTTTACATTCCAACCAGTAATGATATCAAAGTTTTCTGTTCTCCAGTATTTTATAAACTTGAGTAAGAGTTCTGATTCGTTTTTGCAGTTGTGATAAACTACGTCTGTTCTGTTGTGTTCCCAAGGGCCGATACCAAACACTTGTGTATCTTCACCAATAGGTTTGATTGATATTGCATTGACCTTTTCATTTGCATAGATTGGTTCGGGGAATCCGTCTTCACACTCACACTCAATATCAAGTGTTGCAATCTTTATGTATTTCAAGTCCCACTTGATATCACCTTGAAATTTATCTGCAATATAAGTGTAGATATATCTGTCGTATCCATGGATTTCGAATCCTTCGACACCACTGTATCTCTCTCTGAACTTTCTTGCACCACCCATAGAGTTTAGATTCACTGCTTCGAGTGGTCTTCCGTCTAAACTTTTGAATGGTGTTTCCCCTTTCTTAGAAGGGATATAGTGATTTGGTCTATAAGATACAGAAAGTTTTTGTTGTTTTCCGTTCTTATAACCTTTAACTAGAATCTTGTCTCTAGTCCGACAAACATTTGTATAGAAATCCATGTAGTTATTATACTACAATAGGGTCTATTCTGTCAATGTGGTTCTGTCTGTATATTCTGAAAAATGTTTATTTACTACGTCTTTTAAATCTTCGTAATGAGCAATCTGTTCTAATTCTTTTTCGATTGTCTCAATGTGGTCACCATGTTCTGCAACCCCTACTGAATTTTTACATTGAACTAGAATGTTTGCTTTGTGTTTTGCAATATGTCCGTCTGCATGAGCAACAACACCTTTTAGAATTTCATTTGTCATATCTTTCATTATTTACCTCTTTGGTTATTATCACCAGTTGCAACCTTAAAGTTTGTTTCTAATTGTGGTCTTGGTTCAAAGACTGTTTGCACTAAATCTTTGTTAATAATAAAGTTATATTCTTTTGCATAGGGAATCCATGGTGCAAGTTTTACTTCGAACTTTCCGTCTTGCACGTCTGTGATACAAAGTTGAGCCTCTTCGATTTTATAATCACCCAATAATGTTTTACTTACAAACCCGATAATCACTTCTCCTGTATCGAGTCTAATACATTTAACTTTAGACACTTCTGACAATCTCCTGTAGTTCAATTGAACGTCTTCCTACTTGTTTAAACCAACGTGAGTCTTCCATTTCGACTGCAACCTTTTCCCAATCATTTTCAACAACACCTTTCCACATATTATTGAACTTACCAAATCTAGTTCCTCCTAGATTGAAAGTCATGTTTACGAGAACATGTTGTATATCTTCGGGAAGTGCATAGAAGTCCTCTCCACCTTTTGACTCAAACACATGAATTGTTTCTTCTACGTGTTTTTCAAAATCGTGTTCGTATACTTCGTCTACTCTTTCTTGTGAAACTGGTGTTCCAGCTGGTTGTCCGTATTCGGGGTCGTCTTCTTTAACTAAGTGTCCAACACCAAACGTTAAATATCCTAGTGAGTCTTCGTAAATTTCTAAAACTTCACCTTCGTGTCTTTTAATCTGTTCCTTCAGTAATTCCTTGTTCATTCTCTTTCCTCATTTGTTCCTGTAGTAATTCTACGAGTATATCACCCATAAGGTTATTTAATTCCTTATTATTTAGGAGTTCGTCTAAGTCATGATTTTCGGGAACGACAACAATATCTCTCTGAAAATTTATGTTTGGTTTTCCTTCTTCAAATCCAACTTTACCATAAACATAGATAATGTCTTTCCATTCTCCTTTAAGAATTTGAATACCCGACATATCAAGTTTGTTATTGTCTACGACACAATAAACTCCTTCGTCAAATAATGGTGTTATACTATCCAAAAAAACTCTCCAATGTATTTCTTCTGTTAGGTAAGAATAAATCCTTATCCTCTTTTGAGAACCACCATACATTTTCCATGTATAATTTTTTCATGAAATCTTGCATTGCAGTTCTATCGATTCCTTCTTTGTCTGATACTTGATTGTCGTCACTATCACCTTTCACGTCTGACCACTTCTCTAAGAATGATTCAGAAGATTGAGGCCTTTGCATGATTCTCATTCCAATTTGACCTTTGAAATATGGTCTAAGTAAGTCTACAACTTCGTCACATGAAGGAAACATTTTTCCCTTAATCTTTGGGTTCATTATATTTATCAATAAGTGTCCATTCTCTGATAACACTTCGAATGATTTTCTAGAAACTGGTAAAAAGAAATCGTCTCTCCATGATTCATATTCTGAGAACTTACTCCATGACTGGTCTTCTTCATGTTCTCCACCTTTGTTATATGTTTCTGTAGAGAAATATGGTGGTGAAGTGAATGCACAATCTATTGGTGGAAACTCTTCATAAGGAATATCCTCTGCACCACTTCTATAGATTATAACTCTTTTAGAACCAACTGACATAAACTTATCTTTGGTTTCTGTAATCTTTGGTGCATAACCTGTAAGAATCTTTTCATATTCTACACATTGTTTTTTATACACTTCAAAAGTGTTTGGGTTCGGGTCACAACCAATGTAGAGTTCTGTTCCTTTGGTTGCAAAGAATCCACATAGTCTATCTCCCCAACCACAACTGGTATCCAAAACTGTTTTTGCCTCAGTCATTTCATAAAAACATTTTGCAACAACTGGTTTGAATTGTGTTGCAATATAGGCACCCAATCTAAATGCCATTCTGTAAGTGTCTTCTTTAAGTGAACCACCTACTAACTTAACTATTTCTTTTCCGTCTACGTCTGTTGATATCTCTTTTTTGATATCGTTTACTCCTCTCCATATTGCACCTAATGGTGATTTAAGTTGTTGAGCATTTGATTCTTTGAATGCATTCAATGGAGCTCTATGTCCATATGAATCACAAGCAAGTCTTAAGTGTTGCATAAAGTAATCACTTGCATCATTAAATGTGGAAGGTGCATTGACCATTCCATGACCCCATTCTGAATATGGATATTTGTAATCGTCATACTTTTCTACAACTTCTTGTTCTAAATTTTCGTGTGGATATATAAACTTCCATACGTCATATTCTAGAAGTCTAATAAAGGTATTTCTCATATCTTCGTGAGAAATGGGTTTGAGTGGGAATTCGGGTCTTTCTTTTTCTATGTAATCTGCAAGAACCTCACGGAACTTTTCCCTTCCGTATTCTTCTGTTAATGCATCAAAGAGTTTACCCTCAATTAAAGGTAAACCCTTCTCATTTGCATTGTCTTTAAGGACTTGGTATAGTTTATCCGACAAACTCGTCCCCATCGTCCCATGCACAACCAGTTAGTCCACCTGCTTGTAAACCTTTCAAAGTTCTTAGAACTTCGTTATGGTTTCTTCCAGTGTCTAATGCATTGACTGAAGCATGTTGAATGATTCTGTTTTTATCAAAGATAAAGGTTGCACGATAACATACACCCTCTTCTTCATTGACAATACCCAATAGTGAAGATAATCCTAGTCCACAATCAGCTGCAAGTGTATGTCTGATATTACCTATCAATTCATTATCTTGTTTCCATGCTAATTTACAGAACTCGTTATCACCACTAATTCCTATCACGTTTGCATGGTCAACTAAAGTGTCGAAACCAGCAATCTCTGTAGGACATATAAAGGTAAAGTCTTTTGGATAAAAGTAAACTACTGACCAATCATGTTTTAATGGTTGATAATTTTCGTCTACACTAACTCTCACAAATTCGTTGTTTTCATTAATTCCTTGCAGTGAGAACGCAGGAAATTGTTGTCCAACTGTTAACATAATAAATCTCCTTTATATAAAGATACACCCATTATACTATATAACGGGTGTATACGTAAAGGGGGTTTTCTATTTAATTTTAATAGAAACTGGTTTATCCTCTTCGGGGATAACTCTAACCAGTTTGACGTGTAGAATTCCGTCTACCATGTCTGCACCACTAACCTCAACATCATCTGCAAGTGTAAAGGTTCTTTTGAAAGCTCTTGAGGCAAGTCCTTTATGGACAAAATCCTTTGAGTCTTCATCTACTTTACCTTCGATTGATAAGATATTTCTTTCTTTAGTGATTTCAATATCTTTTTTACCAAATCCTGCGACTGCAAGTTCAATGCAATAGTTCTCTGCATCTTCCTTTACAATGTTATAAGGTGGGTAGTTAGTAGTCGTATGATGTGTTAGTCTTTCGAGTTCATCGAAGTATCTATCAAATCCTACAGTAAGCGGTCTGAATTGACCAAATATATCTAAATGCGTCATATTTTTCTCCTATTATAGCAAGTTAATATATCCTAACCTCATTTGAGCATTAGGGTGAGAACCGAGCTCTTTTGAAGAAATGGGGTCACTTGATGTCGGCGTTGCCCAATCCAAGTTCCAAATCCGAGCTCTTTTTAAGTTCTCTCTTATATTATATAGGGTCTTTTATGATTTAATCAAGGGGGTTTTTAAAAAAAAGTTATATTTTTTTACAATTCTTTTCAGAATCATGCCAGACTTTATAGTTGTTTCCTACAACGATTAACATAAATCCATTTATCCCTTTTACAGTTTTTGAGGATATATTACCTTTTCTTAAATCGTATTGTATTGATGGAATAAGTAATACACTCTTAGTGAAGACCATATCACTGACTGAAGGTCTTTCACCTATGATAGGATTTAGTTCTCTTACACAATCATATTTGAGTCCACGATATGTAGTGTAGACATCTGCAAGTTGCAATCCTATAAAAGCTACCCAATCACCTGTAGTTGGTGGGTCAACTAATCGGAGTGTAAATAGTGACCTGTTCTGACTTTCCTTTAACCTTGATTCTATCAACTTCTGAGAATGTTCTATTTGGACACTGTCGATATGTTTCTGATGATAACAACACGTCCACCCCTTCGTAATTTCGAGTTTGTCCCTCGAGTCTAGCCCCAAGGTTGACGGCGTCTCCAATGACGGAATAGTCAAATCTAACTTCTGACCCCATGTTTCCAACGATGCACTCACCTGTAGAGATACCAATACCAACATTGATAGGAGGTAGGTTGAGGGGTTTAAGTTCTTCATTGAGTTCCTTGGTTGCAGCTAATACTTCTATTGCAGACTTAACTGCTAGTTCAGCATGATTTGGACAATCCAAAGGTGCATTCCAAAAACTCATAATACAGTCGCCCATGTATTTGTCGATTGTTCCTTTATTATTTAGGATTATCTTTGTTTGCATGTCAAGAAACTTGTTTATGAGTTCAACTAATCCTTCGGGGTCGTCATTGTTTTTATAGTGTTCACTTATGGGTGTGAATCCACATATGTCCATGAACATGAATGTCATTTCTTTTCTTTCACCACCTAGTTTTAATAAGTCGGGGTTTTTTGCAAGTTGGTCAACCATGTCGGGAGATAAATACTTTTGAAACTGCTTCTTAATTTGTTCTTTGAGTTGATAGGTTTTATAATATTTGTTGAAGGAAGCATGTCCAAAAACTATTATGGAGGCCATCGATGAGTAGAAGATATCGAAAAGAACGAAACTTGAAGTCCACAAATAGAAACCCAAACCCACCTGAAATCCAACGATACCTAGACTCACTATCCCCGAAAAAATTGTGGGAAGTGTGTAGACCGATACCATTATTCCTAAAAGGACTGTCAATAGAAGAACGACTTCTAAGAATTCAAGATAGTAGGATTGTTGTATTTGAACTCCTGTGGAGACGGAGTGGAGGATTGAAGCTTGAACTTCGTGAGGATACTTTACACCCACTGGGGTTGAAACTGGATTATTCAGACCTTCAGCCGTCAGACCCCAAATTAGAGTCTTGTTCTCTAGGTTAGAATTTGGTAAATCTTTTGCCGACACCCTTTCGAAATTATTCCAATATCCTACAAGGATATCTGCAGTTGGAGTGGTTTCGATTGGGGGTTGTCTACCTATACGAATCCATTCGATTCCAACTTCGGGTGTCACACGAGTCTGATAATTAGGTTCGTCATACATTGCACGTAAAACTTCTAGTGCAACTGAGGGATACACTACACCATTTGCAGAAACAATTAATGGTGCAGAACGAACTGTTCCGTCAAAGTTTGCAGTTCCACTAATAG